TCTCAACACCACTCAAATAGTCCTCAAACTTATCTAGTATTAAATTATATGTTATATTGTCATCAATCTGCCAGTTGTTTGCGCCATTCCTTAACTTGCTTATTATGTCAGCGCATATTTGCAACTGATCGCTAGTTACATCTTGCTCAAACTCACCCTCAAGTCCAGCCTTGTCTAAAAACCATAAAGTGATATTATAGACTTGCTCACGGCCTACGTTAAGTGATCCGTTGTTAATTGCTACGCAAGCAATAGGAAAAACCGGCTGGCTATCTGCGAAGAGCCACTCTCTTGGCGTTGCATTCTTTATGCTTTTTATCATCGCATGCGTTGCCAGTATTGCTTTTAGTTCCGTTATTACTTGATTGTATGTCATTAAATTTCATTTTTACTCGCTCAACAAACTCGCGTTTATAACTGCGTATCTTCATAAGGATTGTTAAAATTATAAGGCAAATCAAGATTGCTAACTTTGCGTGTAGTGCCTCTTCTACCTAAATAGATCGGCGATGTGTAAGCTTGTATCTGTGGTGCAATAGCATCAAAGCCATCACCATATTGTAAGTATTGCTCAAACATGGTGCTATTTTCTCTTAAATAATCAATCAATCTTTGCTTGTAAAATTCGCCATTGCTCATGTACTTGCGCTCTAATAACTCAAGCTGGCCCTTAGATGGGTTGTTGCTCTCTTCTGCACCTTTCTGTAACACGCCTTTGCTAAAGAATTGAAAGCTGGTGCTGATCACCATCTCGCCAATTGTAAACCATAACAAAGTATCTGTGATGTAATTATCAAGCAAGTTTTTCTCGTCTTGACTTAAATTGCCGATGTCAATTCCTTCTTGTAGTCTATTATAAAGGCCAGATCCTAAAGCCGGCAATATAAATTTATCTTGAGCAAGCTTGATTACTGGCAAGATTTGCTTGCCATCAATCGCATCACTTATAGCGGTGCGACTTTTGACAAGTGTTTCTGTTATAAAAAGTATGTTTAAACTCATTTTTTATTTTTTTCTAGTTACTATTTTAACTTGCCATCTATGTCTGCAATATGGTCTATGGTTGCCGTTTGGCTCTGTAAACCAACCGCCTCTGCGATCCCAAACTGAATAACCTAAACGCTCACTGATATTCTCTATGTCTGCGCGGCTCCAAAGTTTAGTCTTAGCCAGTTGCAACATTCTTGCGCAAAATGGTCTATTTTTACTATCCTCTGGCCCAGAGTAAGTATATCTAAGCAACACCTCGGTCTTAGTTGTCTTGTCACCGCCCGGAATTTTACTTAAAGGCTGAGTCAATTTTCTCACTACTGGTGTGTAATTAGGGGCTAAAATACTTATTTCCATTCCAGTCTGGACTAAGTACCCCTCAAGCTTTAGCGCCTCAAGCGCATTATCTATTTGCTCAACACTTTTATTTAGCACCTTGGCCATAACCTCTGGTGTCACACGCTTGTCTTTGCTAATTAAATCTAAGACATTTGCTTTAAGTACATTGATTTCCTCATCCGCAAAAGCTTGATAACCTTTAGCGTCATGTGTTTCTACTACCTCAAAATCTTCTACATTATCACCACATGATGCAAACTCATTCAATAATAAGTCATCTTGCATAGATGCAAAAGCTTGCTCTGTTGACGGATCATCATCAATCCCTAAGAAGGTGTCAACATCTGCATCTGTAAAGCCAAAGCCATTCTTTAACATTAAAGATGCTTGTGCTTTATTGATCTTACCAGATCCAAATTGACGCACAATGCGCATCACATTTTGGTGCTGGCGACCAGTTAGATTTTTAATAGACTCATTTGCAGCCGATATTGGTTGCGATGCGATTGTATTACCGCTTGCATCTATTGTAAGGTCTTTAGGTACTAAGCCAGCCAAACTTCTAATTTCATCACTTGTCATGCTTTCTAAAACCTTATTAGCTACCAATGGACTAAGCGAATTAATGTTGTCACTGATAATTTGTGCTTGTGTTTTAACACTTGTATCTAAAGCTTCTTTGCCCATCAAATCTCTTATTTCATCTTTAGTTAAATTTGCAGCCATAATAGCCTCGCTAAATTCAAAGCTTAATGGCTCAACTGGTACAATCTTAAACTCGCCCTCTATGCCGGCTAAATTCATTAATTTAGTGAATGTTTGCTCATGCTCTTGCTGGCGCTCATTTACATAAGTATTTTGGAATATCTGGTAAGCATCGCGGATCTCGCTTCTGCCACCTAATTGGCCCTCTGTCTTGATACCGAATAACATCGGACTTGTAACTTGATGACAAGAAAAAATCTCTTGCATGATCAAATTATTGACATTCGTAAAATCCTCTTTTGTTAAGCTTGTCTCACCTAAGTTTACAATATCAACTGCATTTTCTCTAGATGGGTTAAATGCAATCACCACACGATCGCCGTCATGGTTTGCAAACTTACGTTTCAAGTCTGTCTCAACCATTTCTTGCTCCTCTTCTTGAGGTAGGCCGTTATTAAAGTTAATCAATTTAGTAGCAACAAAGTTGTGCTTTGCATTGCCTAAAATGTGTCTGCTTACTTGGATGTCACTCTCAATATAGTTCAAGCCTTGGAAATAACTCGGCAAAGGATATACATCGCTTTTAGGGTTGTATTGCTTTACAAAGAATATTTGCGGCCCACTAGGATCGTTCGGATTGAATGCTGGGTACTCTCTTGCTTTCTCTTTAAAGTCGCTAGCAGTCCAGTCATTCTTAACATAGAATGTTTGCAAGTCTTTGCTTGCTCTTACTTTTTGAAACTCAATGTGAAATACATCCTTGATCTTACCTAAAGCATTGTAAATGATTTGTAAGTAATAGCCACCTTGTAACTCATCATCTAAGATTGAGCGCTTCATGATTTGATTCCAAGTCTCACCTTGAGAATTAGCTTTTTGCTCAACACCCTCAAAGCCTTTGCCAAATATATAATTGACTTTGCCTTTTACAATTGCGCCGTGCTTAGGTGATTCACCATACAACTCAATTAAGTAATTTGGGTAATTGTTTTTTGCACCAAACTCAACATAGTTCTTGCCTTTTTTCTCTTCAAATCTAGGCTGCTGCGCTTGATCAAACTGGATGTTTATTAATTGATATTTATTGCTCACTTGTATAAGTTTTAAATTCGTTATCTTGCTCGTTGTACTCTGGTTGAGGACAATCGGTTTCATCATGTAAATACATAAATCCCTCTTCTACTATCGCACCGCTCAAACTCTCTTTAGTGTTAGTTGCGCTTGCTTGCTCTCTTATCTTATACCTCCAAGTGCCACTCTCTTTGCAATCAAATACAGACTTTAAAACAAGTACCTTCTGGTATCTTGCATCTGTGCTTATGTTAGTTCCTACAAATGTAACACAATTTTCTGTCGCACTTGTGAAAATAAACAAGTATTTCGGGTTAGCAATTGTTGCCAATTCTAAGCCGGTAAATATTAAATTATTATCAATGCCTTTGTATATATGCAACATGTTATAAAAATTAAAATGCCCTACCCACACAAAGTAGGTAGGGCATAATTAAGTACTACTATTGGTAAAATTACCCAGCAGTCTCAAGAGCCAATCCTACTGCATTGGACACTTGTAAAAAATCATCTTTCTCAACACCAGTCAATGTGATGTTGTAGCCGTTACGATCGCCGGCACCAGTACCAGATCCACTTTCAGTAGATGCTAAGTAAAGGCCATTACCCTCGCCGTACATTCTATAAACTCCATCCATGTCTAGAGTAACTGCAATCAATTTGCTTTTAGCTAAAGTGCGTACAATGTTTGCAGTTGTAGAGTCTCTTTTGTTTAAAGGAAATACTACTTGATGAGTATAAAATACTGATCCGTTTTCCTCGGATGCAGTTGCATTTGAACTTGTATTTGCGGTTGCTCTTGGCACCTCAAATTTGTAAAAACGTTTTCCAGCTACTTTAGTAATGCCGGTAACTAAACCGCTTACTTCCGTAACGCCAGAAATATTGCCGAACTCGGCTAAAAATACGGCTTGTAAGCCTCCGATATTTTCGCGGCAGTCGATTACGAAACCGCTAGTGATTGCGCATGGCATAGTAAAAAAGTTTAAAAAAAAGGCGGCGTTTATTGCACCGCCTTTCTTTGGTTATTTATTTAATTAGATTGCTGACTTAAACTTAACACATAAAGTTGTGTAAGCTACGTTCACACCTAATTTGAAAGCTACTCTGTAACGAACTTCGTTGTTATCTTTAGAGTACCAGATCATGTAGTTTTCCTCTTCTGCCTCTAAGTCAAACGCCATAGCGATGTTAGACAAAGTTGTTGCGTAGATGTCACCAGTACCATTTAAACCATTAACTGCTACTAATTCTACATTTGTACCCGGGATAACAAAAGTTTGATTTGCATCACCATCAACTTTGTAATTGTAAAGGTTTAATGCTTGATAAGCTAAAACTGCTAATCTGTAAACATCAAATCCTACCATTACTTTTAAGTCAGCTTCATTAATAATTTCAACTGGGATAGCTTTGTAAACTGCATTTAATACATTTACTACGTTAGCAGCAGTGATTGTTGCAATAGGGCCACCAGATACAAATCCAGATACGTTTGCGTCAACTGGAGAACCAGCATCGATCAACTTAATAAGGCCATCAAATGGAGAAAGATTCGGGTTGCTACTAGCAGTATTTCCTTGCCAGATTCCAACTTCTAATTGCTTAGCGATCATCTTATTCTTTTGCTCTGTGAACTTAGTTTGAAACTCTGCCCATCCGAAATCTTCATAAGTAGATCCAGCTTTTAAAGCTTCTTGAGAGAAATAAGCTTCAAAATCTTTAGGACAGATTGTCTCTTCGATTTTGATTTTACCAACTACTACCTCAGCTTGAGACAAAGTAGTTGTACCACTTGGATTCCATCCGCAAGAATCTGTTTGGAAATTTGCGTTTGTAGCCAATTTAGGTACTTTAACGCTTGATTTTGTTTTAGGTAATAAGATACCACCAGCCTTGATGTAAGACTGAGTTTTTGCAGAGAAAACTGCTTCTGTTAACAATGGAGCAATCTCTTGTTTAGTGTATGCTGCAATGCTTGAAAATGCTAATGCCATTTTATTTAATTTTTAGTTATGAACAAATTGATTTTGAAAATTTATCAAACTCTGCTTTAGCATCTGTTTTAGCTTCTGCAAAGTTGTTGCTTGTTTTAACACCAGCGTCCGGTGCTGACTGAGGCGCTTCAACCAACATCTTGCTGATCTGCATTAAGCCTTCAATCACTTTGTTTGCTTGGCCTAATTTAGCCTCATATTGTGCAAACTTGTTTTCGTATGCGCTGAATTTTTCATTCGTTGCAGATTCAAAAGCAGCAAATTTTGCGCTCATATCTTCAACTGCTGGTACTTCAACTTCTACTGATACCTCATCTTCTTTCTTTGGTTTGATTTCCATGATCGCTCCATTATCGCCTAAAACGATAACTTCACCGCTCTCAAGTTCATGCTCGCCTACTGGTGCTGGTACACCTTCAATAGTT